ACACCGAGCCGTGGTCAAGATAAAATAGCAAGAATGAATTCAGTGGCGCCTATTTTTGAATCAGGAATGGTGTGGGCACCCGAAGAAGGCTTTGCAGAAGAAGTAATAGAAGAAATGGCAGCCTTTCCGTTTGGTGAGCACGATGACTTTTGTGACAGTGCTACAATGGCATTGATGCGGTTTAGGCAGGGCGGATTCCTAAACCTGGAGACTGATTATAAAGACGAGGCCCAATTCTTAAAAAGAGATAGGGTGGTATATTACTAATGGCGATTGAAAAAAGAAATTTAGGCACCGAAGATGATGGCGACATTATCCAGCTAGGTTCTGGTATGGAAGTTATGCAGGAGCCTTCTCGCCAGGATCTAATAGAAAATGCAGCCCAGGTATTGGTCACAGAAAAAGATATCCTGATTGATGATGAGATTGATGCGGTAGATGAAGCGCCGCAGGTAGATTTCAACGTCAACCTGGTTGATTACTTAGATTCTGGAGAGCTAAGCTCCCTGGCTGGAGACGTTCTCGAATCTATCAAGGCTGATAAAGAGTCCAGGTCAGACTGGGAGAAGACTTATACTGACGGGTTAAAGTACCTGGGTATGAAGTTTGATGATGCTAGATCCACGCCTTTCCAGGGCAGCTCTGGTGTTATTCACCCAATCCTTGCTGAGGCCGTAACTCAATTCCAGGCCCAGGCTTATAAAGAATTACTTCCAGCAAAAGGTCCGGTTAAGACTGAGATCATGGGCGCCAGGACTGCTGAGGTTGAATCTCAGGCTGAGCGCGTTCAGGAGTTTATGAATTTCTACATCATGAACGTGATGAAGGAATATGACCCTGAGCTAGATATGCTGTTGTTCTATTTGCCCCTGGCAGGTAGCGCATTTAAGAAAGTTTATTACGACACGGTTCAGAATCGTGCATTGTCAAAATTCATTATGCCCCAGGACTTAATTGTCCCTTATGAAGCCACAGATTTAAGCTCAGCTGAGCGCGTCACGCATGTAATCAACATGTCCAGGAATGAGATTAAGAAGCAGCAGCTCTCTGGATTCTATGCGGATGTAGAGCTCAAGGGCGGCGGGCAGCACTTCAGTCGCAGTGAGATTGAGGAGCAGATTGACGAAATTGAGGGCATGGCTCCAAGTTACCAGGAAGATCGAGATCATGTTGTCTATGAGACTCATTGCGTCCTGGATATACCAGGCTTTGAAGACATTGGAGAAGATGGCGAAGAGACTGGTTTAAAACTACCCTATATCGTTACGATTGATGAGGGAAGTCAGCAGGTTCTGTCTATCAGAAGAAACTACCTGGAAGACGACCCATCTAAAGATAAGATTAATTTCTTTGTTCAGTACAAGTTTTTACCTGGCTTAGGCTTTTATGGCTTAGGTCTCAGCCATATGATTGGTGGCATATCTAAAGCCTCCACATCTATTCTCCGCCAGCTTATTGATGCCGGCACCCTGGCTAACTTACCTGCAGGCTTTAAGGCTCGCGGGATGAGAATCAGGGATGAGGACAATCCGCTGCAGCCTGGTGAGTTTAGAGATATTGACACTACCGGCGCGTCCTTGAAAGACAACCTGATACCATTGCCAATTAAAGAACCCAGCAGCGTACTGCAGGGAATGTTGGCCATGTTGGTTGATTCAGGTAAGCGATTTGCCAGCATTGGAGATATGAACATTGGTGATGCTAACCAGGCTATGCCGGTCGGCACTACAGTAGCTCTCCTGGAGCGCGGCACTAAGGTTATGTCTGCGATCCACAAGCGGCTGCATTACTCGCAGCGCTTAGAGTTTAATTTACTTGCAAAAGTTTTTGGGGAGTATCTGCCTCCTAGCTATCCTTATGATAATGGTAGCGGGCCCCAGGAGATAAAAGGACAAGACTTTGATGGACGGATAGATATTATCCCTGTCAGTGATCCCAATATCTTCAGTCAGAGCCAGAGAATAACCTTGGCTCAAGAGCTCTTAACTATGGTTCAGAGCAATCCGCAGATACATGGTCCCAATGGTATCTATGAGGCTTATCGCCGAATGTATGCCGCCCTGGGTGTTGATAACATAGACTCACTGCTTACTCCTCCCCCTGTGCCACAGCCGCCTCAACCGGTAGATGCTGGCATGGAGAACAGTGGCTTTATGATGGGGCAACCTGCTAACGCATTCCCTCCCCAGAATCACCAGGCGCATATTGAGGCGCATAAGTCTCTCTTTATGACTGAGATTGTGAAAACAACTCCGCAGCTCCAGGGCGGGATTATTTCTCACATGATGCAGCACCTGCAGTTTATGGCAAATGATGCGGCTCAGGAGCAGATGCCTCCAGAAGTGCAGCAGCAGGTTCAAGAGATGCAGCAGCAAGCTCAATCTGGCCAGGTTCCGCCTGACCAGGTAGCAGCTATGCAGGCGGATATTCAAATGATGCAAGAGGGTTACAGCGCCCCGATCATGGCGCAGCTCACCCAAGATCTTCTTGCCTCAATGAATACGGGGTCTGAGACAGATCCTTTGGTTGCCATTAGGCAGCAAGAGTTGCAGTTGAGAGATAAAGAGATAGACCAAGACGCTGAGCAGTTTGACATGAAGCAACAGGCTAAGCAGGACGAAAACCTGCAAGATGTTGCGATAGCTCAGCAACGTATAGACACTACTAAACAGGTCGCTGATGATAAGTTGGGAATCGCTGATCGCCGTCTGGATCAACAAGCCAATCTAAAGCTGGCCGAAATGAGAGCCAAATTTGGAGGCATGAGATGACAACAAGTTATGTTTTAGAAAAACAAGAAGAGCTTCGGGCTATCAAGAAGCTAGAGCGCCAGGCTGAAAAGCTAATTAGAGAGAAAGCTGAGCAGGCAAGAAAAGACCTGGAGCATTCAGATGCTTTGCGGTTAGCTGCTAAGATGGCAAGGATTAACGGTGATGAAGTAGCTCTGGCTGCAGCAAAGAAAGCTATTGCAGCAAATGCCAGGGTTGAGATGGTTGCCCCAGCTCCGGTAGAGATGGAGAGAGCTAGAGACGACAAGGGACATTATGTCGCTGACGACCTATCAACACCAGACGTAAATGAGGCGTATGTTCCTAAAGTTAAGAAAGCGCCCAAAAAGAAGGCTGCCCCTAAGAAGAAGGCTGCAGCAAAACCTAAAGCAAATGCTGGGAGTAAAAAATAATGCCATTAGATAAAGGTAAAAAATCAGTTGGAAAGAATATTAAAAAACTTCGATCCGAAGGTAAACCACAAGCCCAGGCGGTTGCTATTGCAATGAAGACCGCCAAAGGCATGAAGATGGGCGGTGAAGTAAAGCGCATGAAGACCAGAGGTACTGGCGCAGCAACTAAAGGCTTGTACTATTACGAGAAAGTCTGATGGATGAGCTTACCCTGGCGAGCACCCTTAAAAGGGCTATGGCCGAGCGCAGGAGTCAGATCCAAGAAGTGATGATGGAAGGTATGCTAAAAGATATCGAACATTATAAAAGTTTGCAAGGTCAACTAGAAGTGTTAAACTTAGTAGAAATGACCATAAAAGACTTTTATAAGGAGAACAAGTTTGAGTAAAACATCATCCAGTATAGATAGCGCCTACTTAGAAGGAGATAACCGCGTGTTAGATCCTTCATTGTTGGACCTTAGTTTGATTGATCGTATGCCTACTCCAACAGGTTGGAGAATGCTTGTGCTGCCTTATGCAGGACAAGGGCAGACAAAAGGTGGTATTGCTTTAACCAAAGAAACTTTGGATAGAGAGGCTTTGGCCACTGTAGTCGCATATGTAGTTAAGATGGGTCCCCTTTGCTATAACGACAAAGCAAAGTATGGCGACAAGCCTTGGTGTGTTGAGAAAGAATGGGTTCTTATTGGTCGATATTCTGGCGCCAGGTTCAAATTGGAAGATGGTGCTGAAGTCCGCATTATCAATGACGATGAAGTCATTGGTACTATCCTTGACCCTGACGACATAGTGAGCTTCCGATGATTGAGAACAACCAGGCAGAAGAACTGCCAGAAAACGAAGAAATTGAAATTGAAATTGTTGACGATCCACCGGAGGGTGAGGAGTTAAAGTCCAGCAGCGAAGATGAGCTGGAAAATTACACCAAGTCTGTCAGCAAAAGAATCAACAAGCTCAACGCCAAAAACAAGCAGGCGGAAGAGCGAGCCTCGAAGCTAGAGCAAATTGCCCTGGCTAAAGAGCGTGAGCTGCAGCAATATCGAGCCTACACCGCCCAGCAGGATCAGACGGTTCTATCTAAGGAAGCTGAGGCTATCAACGCAAAAGAAGCTCAGGTCGATGATCTTTATAAGAAGGCTGTTGCCAGTGGTGACCCTGAGTTAATGTCTAAAGCAACTACTCTGAAGAATGACATGAGCATTCAGAAAGAGAGATTGCGCGTTCAGACTTCTCGCCAGCAGGCTGCAGTTGCAGAATCTCAAGCTCAGGAACAAGCCCAGTACCAAGCGTACAACGATCAACAGTCTCAGCCTCAGCAACAAGTAGTGGCAGAGCCTACCGATCAAGCCCTAACCTGGCACGAAAGAAATAAGTGGTATGGCAATGGTGAAGACCAGGAGCATTTGCAGGCGACTCAGTTTGCTTACTTCACTCACTTTAATTTAATCAATGAAGGTTTTGAGCCTGACAGTGACGATTATTACGGTGAATTGGACACTCGCGTTGGAAAGGTATATCCTAAACTGGTTAATGCCACAACTGGCAATAACAAAGCTGTATCAAATGGAAGCAGGCCCGCCGTGCAAAGAGTCTCTTCCTCCGCCTCCCCAGGTGGACGGCAACAAACACGAGGCAACAGGAGCGGTGTTACTTTTAGTAACTCTGAAGTGGAGCGCCTCCGTGGCTTAAAACCGCACAACATGACCATGGAAACTTGGTTGCGGCATGTAGCTAAAGAGAAACAAAAAATCTCAGCAAAGGAGGAGATGTAACATGACAGAATCAAAAAGTAATCGCACCTCGCGTGAAAGTGGAGCGCACGATAATCAGACTCGACGTAAACCGTGGCGTCCAGTACGAAAGCTGGAAACGCCTGAACCACCCGCAGGTTATACCTATCGGTGGATTCGGGAGTCCATGTTGGGATCGGAAGACAGAAGTAATGTCTCTCGCCGCATTAGAGAAGGATGGGAGCTGGTTAAAGGCTCAGATCTTCCTCCAGAGTGGTCCGAAAGTCTACCGACTATGGACAATGGCCGACATATGGGCGTCATATATAACGAGGGCCTTCTTCTTGCGAAGATGCCTGATGAAACGATTGCTGAGAGGCGAGATTATTACGAAGGTAAGAATCAAGCTGCAAAAGATGCTCTGGACAATAACATGTTCGGGGATGCTCAGAGAGATGGTCGTTATGTCAAGTATGATCCAAAGAGGGATTCCCAAGTAACCTTTGGCAGAAAATAAACGAGGAAATGACCTATGAGCAATAAAGATGCCGCATTTGGTTTAAAGCCGTCCCGCATGATGGGCGGAGCTCCTTACTCAGGTGGCCAGAGCCGTTATAGAATTGCGTCTAATGAAACGAACGCAATCTTCCAAGGTGATCTGGTAAAACAGCTTACCGGTGGTACGGTTCAGCGTGCAGCTGCTTCAAGCACTGTTCCTGTTGTAGGAGTATTCAACGGTTGTCAATACACGGACCCCACCTCTGGTGAGCAAGTGTTTAGCAACTATTACCCTGGCGCTATAGTACAGAGTGACATCATCGCATTTGTGATTGACGATCCCGATACCGTATTTGAAGTACAGGCTGACGCAACTTTCCCAGTTGCCGACCTGTTCGGAAATTTCGATATTGTCGATCAATCAAGTGTTGGTGACACCGCTTCTGGACGCAGCAATGTTGAACTTGACGTAACTACGGGAGCAACTGCTACCACGTTACCACTCAAGGCTATCGACATATCCCAGGATCCCGATAACGATGACGTAGCAAGTGCTAACACAAACGTAATGGTGGTTATTCAGAACCACATTATGGGTGTGAAAGGCGCTGGCTTAGCTTAATAAGGAGAATAGATAATGGCTATTTCAAGAGCACAACTAGCTAAAGAGCTAGAGCCTGGGCTAAACTCTTTGTTCGGTATGAGCTATGACAGCTACGAGAAAGAGTACGAAGAGATCTTCGCTATTGAAGACTCTCAACGTGCCTACGAAGAAGAAGTGTTGATTACCGGTTTCGGTTCAGCACCTACTAAGACGGAAGGCCAGAGTGTTGTTTTTGACAACGCATCTGAGTCTTACTCAGCACGATACACCATGGAGACGATTGCACTAGCCTTTGCCCTTACGGACGAAGCCGTGGAAGACAATCTCTATGACTCACTTGGTAAGCGATATGTGAAGGCTTTGGCTCGATCTATGGCTAACACCAAGGAAGTTAAAGGTGCTGACGTACTGAACAACGCATTCAATGCGGGCTTTACTGGAGGAGACGGCGTATCTATGATTAACACCGCTCACCCATTAGCCGGCGGCGGAACTGCGGCTAACCGTGCAACTACCATGGCAGACTTGAATGAAACTTCCCTGGAAGATGCGTTGATTGATATCAGCACATTTACCGATGATAAGGGTCTTACTGTTTCAGTCCAGGCTACTAAGTTGGTTGTACCTCCACAGCTAGTGTTTGTTGCTGACCGTATTCTGAACTCGCAACTGCGTTCGGGTACTACT